AATGGCATATGGTGATGGCGAAGCAGCGAAAGAGATATTTGATAATTCTAAAATAGAGAGTGGACTTAAACGTGTGCGAGGATATGAATCAATAGCTCGTGGAGAAACAGAAGAAAGTGTATATATATATTTCACTAATGAATCTGGTGCAAGATTAGCTGTCAAAGTGTTAGAGAAAATGCTTCCCGGTCCAAATTATGAATATTATGAAGAAGATGGGATGTTTGTAATTGCTGTTGGAGAAGGATTGAATGAAATGAATTCTACTGCATCAGCCGGAGGAGAATATATGACTCCGAATGCATTTGGCAAAGTAGATGATGATACTATAGACCAAGGAGGAATGAAAAGAGTTCCTAAAACAAATCGTATATTTAAAAAAATGACATCTACACAAAAAATGGAATCCAAATCCACTTACAAAAAAATGATGTCTGAAATGTATGGTATTGTTAATGAAGTATCATATAGAGATTATAAAAAAGATCCTACATCAACTCCATCACAAAAAGTTAACAGAGGTATTAATGAAGTTAATAAAATGTTATCTGAAATGGAAAAAATTGTTTCAAACAATTTAAGATTAAAAACAGAGATGGGAGTTCAATCAAATCATTTCTGGAAATCAACCGGAAAGAGATTTTCAAAAATTAACGAACGAATGATTCGAATAGCAAATAGACTTAAGGAATTATCACAATGATCCCAAATAGAACATGGAAACAATTTATTAATGCTAAAGAAAATAAAGATTTAACATTAGAACGGCAAACACGCTTATATGCAGACGAAAGAAAACGTTTGGATCAACATCAGCAATTTATTAACTCCGGTCTATTTATGCAAGGACTAAAATGAGCAAACAATTATTAGTAGATTATACAGTATTTGAAATTTCACCACAACAAATTAATGAATCATTAACAGAGAATAATGGTAAATTAATTGTATCAGGTGTATTACAAAGAGCAGATGCAAAAAATCAAAATGAACGAGTATATCCAAAAGAGTTATTGATGCGTGAAGCAAAAAAATATGCTGGAACATTTATTAAGGAAAGAAGAGCCTTAGGAGAATTAGACCATCCAGATTCGTCAGTAGTCAATTTAAATAATGTGTCGCATAACATACTAGATATGAATTGGGCCGGAAATGATTTAGTAGGTAGAGTTGAAGTACTAGGAACTCCATCAGGAAATATTTTAAAAGAATTATTTAAATCAGGAATAAGATTAGGTATTTCGTCTAGAGGTATGGGATCGGTAAAAGAAGTAATGCGTGAAGGAAGTCAAACATTAGAGGTCCAGCCAGATTTTGAATTAGTTGCTTTTGATTTTGTTTCAAATCCATCGACTCATGGAGCTTTTTTATCACCCGTAAATGAGTCAGTAAACAGAATTGCACAACAAAAGTATTCCAAAGTAGAAAATTTAATCACAACAATAATAAGGGAATTTTAATATGGCATTAATAAATTTAAAATCAGAATATGGCCCGACAAATGGTACGCAGAAAAAAGGTACCGGTACAATATTAGGACATAATATATCTCCAATGCAAAATGCACAATTAGGAAATCCTACAATAGGTGGTAAAAAGAATTTGACAACATTTAATGATTTGTTATCAGCAAGTCATAGTAGTAAATTTGGGCCTTTTAATTCTTTAAATAAAAGAGGTACAGGATTAATGGTAGATCTTTTAGGAAATGATCCACAATCTCCGGAAATTGATTTTACTAAGTATAGACCATAAGAAAGAAAAAAATGATTAAATTATCTGGAATAGCACAAAGTTTTAAAAAAATAAATGAAGCACCTCAAATGCAAGGCAATCGAAGCGTTGCTTATGATTCAGAGCCTGATACAGAATTAGCTCAAGAATATGTTAGTGATTTATCAGGTATCATTGAACAATTAGAATCATTAGAAGAAGAAATGGCTAGAGAGTTTGATAATAGAGCAATGGCAACACAAGATGTATCATATAATCAACAATCAGATTCAATGAGTAGATATATAAGTCAAGCAACTAAAAATATTGAAGGTCTAATTAAAACATTAGAAAGGTATAGTTAATATGAAAAATTGGGAAAATCAATTAATGAATCACATCTTAAATGAAAAATATTTAGGAGAGACAGAAAAACCAAAAATGCAAAAAGAAGATAAAAAGTCATTTCTTTCTGCAGTAGGAAATTTTCATCAAATAGGTGAGATGGTATATAGTAATGCAAAACTAAAAGAAGTTACTAAAACATTAGAAAATATCATACAACAAGCAGAAGCATTAACATTACAAGAATCAGAACATTGGTTTGATAATGTAACTGTATCTAGACATATGAAACAAATGAATGAAGCGTATAAAGTATTTGAGAAGACAGCAACTGAAATGAGTTCATTACAACAAAGATTAGAATCCGCATATGATGATATGGGAACAGTTCTAAACAAATATTATAATGTAAATGGAGCTCTTTCTGAAGATAATCATAATCCAGAAGCACCTGATTCAACTAATTCAGATGACGACGATTTAATGGCCGGTGCTAAAATTGAAGAAGATCAATTTACGGCAGGAGTACATAATCAAGGCCCAGCATTTAATGATCATATGACAGCTACAGATTCAAAAAGATTAAAATAAATTTGGTTATTTGAATTAAAATCATTATATTAGTTATATAATAAAAATAAAGTTACATGGGAAAAAATTACAAACACATACAAATGACACTACCTGGGCATGCATTAGGTGCAAAGGTATTATCATCAAAAAGAAATCCAAATGGCGATATAACATATGCGCTTCAACATTGGAAGAAATTAATGAAGGATTCTAATACATTACAGATTCTAAAAGACAAAAAAGAATTTCAAAAAAAATCTGTAACTAGACGTAGAGAACTTCAAAAAGCTAAATATATATCTAGCATACAAGATAACGATTAAATTTCATTATATTTCATTGCTTCCTTAATATATATTATTAATACAAAGATACTGTGTCTCAATACATAGTCACTCAATATTATATAAATTCTTATTAAGATTACTAATAATCTTATTTCCAAATTAAATACGAGGAAAAATCGATGAACGATTTATTAAAAGATGCTATTGCAGATGCAAAAGCCGTAAGGGAAACTGCACTAGCGAATGCAAAAGTTGCATTAGAAGAAGCGTTCACCCCAAGACTACAATCAATGTTATCAGCTAAACTTTCTGAAGAAGAAGGTGATGAAGTTGAAATGGACATGGAAATGCCAGCTGAAGAGCCGGCTATGGATATGGCTGTTGAAACTGCTGATGAAGATCCAATGACTACCGAAGGCGACTATGAGAAAAAAGTCGACGAAGACATGGATGATTCTAAAGTAGATGAAGACATGGAAGATCCTAAAGTGGATGAAGACATGGACGATTCTAAAGGTGATGATTTAGAACTTGAAGCTATTATTGCTGAATTAGAAAAAGATATCGAAACTGAAGAATTAGATTCTTCTGATATTGGTTCTACTTTAGGTGTTAGCGACGATGCTTCTGAAACTCATACAGAAGATCCAGGTGAAGGTGAGTTAACTGTTGAAGAAGAAGATAAAGAAATGACAAAAGAAGACGATGAGAAAAAAGTCGACGAAGATATTTCTTTAGATGAAATCATCAGTGCATTGACTGAAGAAGAAGGTGACGATAAAGATAAAGTTAAAGAAGAAGACGAAAAAGAAATGACAAAAGAAGAAGAAGATAAAAAAGATCTTAAAGAAGCTTATACTGTTATTAAATTTTTGAAATCTAAAATTAATGAAGTCAATCTTTTAAATGCAAAATTACTATTTTCGAACAAATTGTTTAGAAACTATCCATTAAACGAATCACAAAAAATGAAAGTAATAGAAAACTTTGATAGAGCTTCTAATTTAAGAGAAGTGAAATTAATTTTTACTACATTGAGTGAGTCATTTGTGGCTACAAAAACAAAACGTTCAATTAAAGAAAGCTATGCTTCCAAACCAAGTAGATCAACTGCACCTAAGAAAGAAATTCTTTCTGAAGGAAATCAGTTAGCTGCAAGATGGAAAAAATTAGCAAATTTAAAATAATAACAAAGGAAAACAATGAATGTAAATTCTTTATTACCTCATGATCATCAATCAACTCAACAAGAGGTTGCTATTGGCTTAGAAAGCAAATGGGAAAAAACCGGACTGTTAGAAGGAATTGATACCGAGATTGAGAGAAGAGGCATGGCCGTTCTTTTAGAGAACCAAGCCAAGCAATTGGTAACAGAAGCAAATTCAACTGGTACTGGCGATAATAATGAGCAATGGGCTGGTGTAGCTCTTCCATTAGTTCGTCGTATTTTTGCTGAAATTGCGGCAAAAGAT